GGTTATTTATTTGCAAGACCAACTACATATGTAAAATATCAGTTGGGTCTTGTATTATAGCAAGTATTTCATCATCATTCAAGAGTCTTAATTCACCACCATCAATTTTTAATCTTGACCCAGCGTAACGTGCAAAGATAACCCAGTCACCTTTTTTGCACCATGGACCCTCTGGAAACTTATTAACATCACCATACGCATCAGGGCCAGTGGATAACACATACCCGCAAACGGTTGCTAATTGTTCTCTTTCACGAGTTTGATCCGCTAAAATAATGCCACCTTTACTCTTTTCTGCGCCCATATATGGCAAGATAAGTATGCGCCAACCCGTTGGTTTGGGCAGTTTTTCGGCCACAGAAGTATCAATATTGTCAGGATCTATGTATTTTGACTCTCTTTCGCCGTATATGTCCTCGACTTCTTTCTGTTTTTGCTCTATTTCAGCCGCAGTTTTGCCTTTTTCTGCAATTTTTGCCTTTTCTTTGCGTCTGGCCTTCGCCATATGCTCTGGAAGTATTAAATCACTCATTTTTTTCTCCTTTGTCGAGTATTTCTTTAATTTCGTCTTCAATTTCTTCAAGAGAACGGTGTTTTCCAATCATAAAATTGTAATCTTGTTTCTCAGTAGTGCTCCCTTGCATAACAAATGTGGTAATTTGTTCTTTTTTGTCACGAATAAGACGTAAAATCTTATCGCCTAACCAAAGTCCGTCCATTTTTCAGTCTAACCTTTCTTTTTTTCTTACGTTTGTAGCTTCTTTTGCCGCCTTTACCTATGCCAACGGTCTTTCCACCTTTGACGCCTACTAAAGAATACACCATAAGCTTACAACTCTGATCTAATCTCTTTATATTTTTTTAATATACTACTTATTCCATCATCTACAACATCAATTTTAGCTGTCGGGTGCATAATATTTAGTGGCTCATCCATAAAACCTATGAAACCACCCATATCTTTGTATACACGTCCACCTTGTCGAAGAGGAGTTGCCTGTTGTAGAGCATAAGGATCTGAGGCCAAACCTGTTGCCTCATCAAATATATAATTTGGCATTAAAGATTCTATTCCAAAAATGCTATCTGCAGTGGTTGCACCTGGAGCTAAATTAATATCCTCTTGCGGAATGAACGGTTGAAAGAATGGAACATTTAACATTCTTGCGTATTGATCAGTTAGTGATCCTGTTTTAGTCACATCATAATCCATAGGGGTATAGCCACGGTATCTTGGCAATGGATCAGCAGGTCGATTCAAAGATCCCGGACCCGTCGTTACAAATGTTCCCAGTGCCTGCGCTCGTGCTTGTCTTTGTTGCGCTGCTGCTTCTGCATCTTTTCTTCTTTGTTCTTCGATAGCTGCAAGTCTTTCTTGCTCAGCTTTTTGTCTAGCTTCTTCTGCCGTTCGTCGTGCTGCTTCTTCGGCTGCTGCTTGTTGTGCTGCTTGTTGTGCTGCTTGTTGTGCTGCTTGCTGTGCTGCTTGTTGTCTAGCTTGTTCTGCTGCTTGTCGTGCTGCCTCTTCTCTTGCTCGTTGCTCTGCCGCTTCTCTTGCTCGTCGTTCGGCCTCTTCTCTTGCTCGCTTTTCCCGTTCCATTCTTTGACGATACTCAGGAATTCTCTCTCCTTGCATTATCCCAGGGTAAAGCATTTGTCGAGTTTGTCTGCCACGACCTCCTCTGCCATCGCGATTTCCAGTAGGTCCTGTAGGACCTCTACTAGGACCACCAAAACTTTCACTGCCAAAGCCAGTGCCAGCGCCAGCATCGGCACCGCCGCCCTGTCCTATACCACCAAAACCTCCTGGTCCACCATAATCAGGCATTATATTTTTCCTCCTCGCATCATTATACTAAAAGGATTAGCGTTTGTCATTGGATTAAAATTCATAGGTAGCGATGCGAGGCCACCGTTTCTCATTGGCAACTGTTGTCCATAAAAATCTCTAAACGCAAGACTGTATCCTGGTATAACTGGCTGTGCCTTCATGGGTTGCTCTTCCATCGGTGTCTCTTCGCTTGGATATAAAATTTCCATAACACTTCTTTCATCAGCTCGCCCTCCTCTGTCTGGCTCACCAAACACAGAGTCATCTAATTGCAAACCTCGTAAATCAAGACCAGCGATGTCAGCTAAAAACCCACTTAAACCAAAAGCGGGAAGAGATCCGAATTGACCGATTCGTTTGTTTTTGTGCATGACAACATTTTTTTGTGCAAACGGACCTGTTGTAAAATTTTTTAAATTAACTTGATTTGGGTTTATGTTTTTAGTTTTTAAAGCGTCAAAAAGTGCAAGCGTGTCGGTATACTTAACAGGATTGTTTACATCTGCTTGATTCTGTATTTTTTGAGCAAACACTTGCCTTTCTCGCTCTTCAGCCAATCGTGTTTTTGATACCTCCGTGTCAGTATTGGTAACATCTGTTCTAGCCATTTCTGCGAGAGCATCTCTAGTCGCTTGAGACATTCCTCCATCACCACCGTTTGAAGGACCATAACCGCTTCCTTGACCTGGACCCATGCCTCCAGTTGCGGCTTCGCCACCTCCTGTAGTTCCTGGGCCAAAACCTCCTGGTCCACCATAATCAGGCATTACAGCCCTCCGTTCGGTTTTATAATGTTAGATGTAATCTTATCCATGTTCGATGTAATTTTTTCAGCTTTGTCCATAACTTTGTTTATAGAATCTTTTTCTAATTTTTCTGTTGCGATTGCAGATCGAAGCGCGATGGCATCTTTTTGTTGGTCAATCTTTGCACGGTCAGTTGCTTTTTTATCACGTGCTTTTTTCTTTTCAAAACCTAATCTCTCACTTGCCTCTTCTGCTTTTCTCATCATGTCTCGTTGTTTAACATCAAGCTCGTCTCGTTTGAAGTCGAGCAATGGATCGCCGCTTGATTGTTTTAATAGCTCTTCATACTCTGCAACAAACTCTGCAATCAATTCTGACTCACGTTCAGCAACTCGTGATTGCATTTCCATCATCATCTGTTGTTGCATCATCTGTTGTTGTTCAGGTGGCAACTGTTGCATTTGTGCCGTAACTTCTTGTTGTATTTCTTCTTGAGCTTTTAGTGATATGTGTTGCATGATGTGTGCCTGTAAGTTTGCCATAACAATAGGACTCGATTTAACAACAGTGCTGTGCATCATAGAAAAGTGTGCCTCAATGTGTGCGTCATGGTTTTGACCAGGAAAAGCTTGTGCTGGCATACCTGCGAGTATTTCAGAGTTTTCCGTTGCAGGATCTTTTGGTTGTGGTTGAGGCGGTTGCATTAAAATAGCGTCAATGTTTTGCACACCCATAGCTTCATACATTCTTCGATATGCTTCATAAATATTATGCATTTGTGGAGCCGCTTGTGCCAATTGTAATTGTTGTTGCGCCAGTGTCACTCGTTGTGTGACAGAAAATATGTTTGGATCAGATACAGGTATTACATCAATACGTGCGTCAAAATCTTGTGCTTTGATCGCTTGATTGCCACCAACAATCTGATACGGATAAACTGCTGGTAAACTTTCTGCAAAAAGTTTTGCAAGTAACTTAAATTCTTTGCCTTGTGCAGCGTGCATTCTTTTGTGAATAGCAGACATAACTTTCATGCCACGCTCTAGTAACGCCATGGTTGTGCCCACAGGGTTGACTTCGTTGCCCTCACCAAGTTTCATATCAGCTACGGCTGCAAAAGATTTACCGCTGTCGATTACAAAACCAAGTAAATTAAATAGTGTGCCTGATGGTTCTTTGTATGGCAGTGTCATCAGAGATGCACGAAGATCACCGGCTGGTGCATCGACATCTCTAAACTCTCCAGGAACTAGTGGCTGATCATCGTCACGTATTCTTAGCCCGCGAGCTTTAAACCCAGCAGGTAAGTTGACGAGTGTCCCTGCATCAATAAGCTGTCGTAATACAGAGGTTGCGGTTTTTGTGAGACCACCCAACATATGGATAAGACCAAAACCATAAAAACCAAGACCTGGCAAAAACTTGTAATGAACGAAATATTGTTTTTTAATTTTAAGTGGATCAGTCTCATTCCAGTTTCTTCTTATTGATAATATTTGATTTGAACCTTCTTCTATAGTTACAATGTATGGTAGACGAATGCCAGTCTCTTCGCCTGCCTCATTGGCATCTTCGTATCCCGGCAGGTCTAAATCTACGTGCATCTCAAGTAGTGTGTATACATCGTCTTTGGTGTATGTTTTTTGTTTGCCGTCTAGCTCGTCAATTTTATCTTGCACCTCGCTTGGGTCACCTTCAGACGGTTCACCCACAGGAATGTCACGATAGAAACCTGACACCTGAAACTTACGCAGGTCGTTTGACATCATTTTCACAACATGTGTGATTCTAGAACATGTGTGCAAATCTGTTGCTTCGTATGGTACAACCAAATCTTCTGATGAGACAAATTTAGAAACAGGTCGACCTAAAGTATTATCAAAATATATTTTACGAAACGCCGAACCAGATAGGGGGAGATGAAAAAGCATTTGATCTAGTTCGGGCTCGTATTCCT